AGTTATCCACAATCCCTCCGTCGACTTGACGGGGGGATTGTCTTTATGTATTAATAGTCCCCGTAGGCTATGCGCCTAGGCATAAGAAAACCCCGCGCCTACAGTGTAGGGCACGGGGTAGCCGATTGGTAGCCTTAACCGAGTTAAGCCATCAGATTTCGGGGAGGGCTTCGATGTACGAGTCGAGGTCGGTGCGCCGGATGTACAGGCGGCTGCTCCCGGTCGTGCAGGCCGGGAGCGTTCCGTCGGCCAAGGCCGCCTTCAGGTTGCGAAGCGGGATGCCGCTCAGCTCGGCGGCCTCGGGCACGGTCAGCACGAGACGTTCGGCCAGCGGGACGCCAGTGGTCGTAGTAGTAGTGGTCGTAGTTGGGATTGCCATGGTGGCTCCTTCCTCATTGTTTGTTACGTGGAGCCTCTATGCGGGCAAAAGACCAAAGCCCCGCGCGTGGCGGGGCTTTGGTCTATGTCGGTTACTCGCCGTCCGCGGCCGTCTCGGCGTCGGCCTTCTCCTTGCTCAGCTTCCCGCCGAGCGCGGCGTTGATCGCCGTGTAGACGGCTTGAGAAACGCCGACAACGGCGGCGAGCGCCACGCCCCAGCCCGTATGGGCGAAGCCGCCGGTCGCGCCCACGGCGAGCACGCCGAGCACGATGGAAGCGGCGAGAGAGGTCAGGCCTACGTAGCGGGCGGGGATGTACCCCTTTACTGCCTGGATGATGGCCGGGGCGGCGAGGGCGACGATGGCCGAGGCGAGGGCTGTGGCTTGGGTGATTTCCATTGGTTGCTCCTTATATATATGGGGAATGGTTCAGGTGCTGCTATGCGGCGCGAGATCCGCAACGGCGTGTACCGGCTCACACGCAGCATGTACGTACGCACGCCCATGCCCGTGTGACACATTGCGTCGGATGGGTTACGATGTAGTTACCTATCCGATTGAAAAGGCGGTTCCATGAGCATTCCCACAACGACCATGCGAATAAACCCGGAGCTCAAGGACGAGGCGAACAAGGTGTTCGACGAGCTCGGCCTGAGCCTGTCCGGGGCGGTTACCATCTTCCTCAAGGCGGTGGTGCGCGAGCAGGGCATACCGTTCAGCATGAACGTCAAACCGAACGATACCGGCGAGGCCAAGTGAAGAAGCAGGTTCCGGTATGCTGCCGGAATAAGTAGCGAGTTGCCGCCATACGGAGAAAACAGGAGGTTACATGGCAATCCACAACCGTTCGCATAGCAACCACGGACTGATGGCATTGAACGGGGCGCGGAGGAAGACCGGACTGAAGCATATGGCCGCCGGGGACTTCGATAGACCAACGAGTCCAAAAATCCTTTTGAACATCATGGACTGCTGCGAGTTCCTGAAGCAGATACCCGATGATTCGGTGCAGTTGATATGCGTGGACCCGCCCTATAACCTTGAATTGGCTGGATGGGATAGTTACGACAATTACATCGAATGGGCCGCACAATGGCTCGACGAGGCGTATCGCGTATTGTCCCCGAACGGCAGCATGGTCATCTTCGGCGGCATCCAGTTCCGTGACGCGAAGACGGGCGACATCATCGACATCATCCATTACGTGCGCAACCATACCAAATTCAAGCTCATTAACACCATCATCTGGCACTACAAGAATGGCATGTCGTCAAAACGGTACTTCGCAAACAGGCATGAAGAGGCCATCTGGCTATCGAAGACCAACGACTATTATTTCGATCTCGACAGCGTACGTGTCCCCTACTCCGATAAAGAGCTTAGGGCCGCGTTGAAGGACAAGAGACTCAATCCGGAGAACACCAAGAAGGGCAAGAACCCGACGAACGTGTGGGATATTGGCCGACTCAACGGCAACAGCAAGGAACGTGTGGGGCATCCGACGCAGAAGCCCGTGGCCATCATCGACCGTTTCGTGAAGGCGTTGTCATACCCGGGATCCGTCGTGCTGGACTTCTTCGCGGGCAGCGGGACAATCGGCCGTGTCTGCATCGACGAGGGCCGTCACTGCCTGATGTGCGACAGCAACGAGTCGTCCGTCGAGTATTTCGCGAAGCACATCGACCAGATGACGCTCCTTGGCTGTAAACCTGAATACACGCCCGTCGATACCGTCGCCGATTTCTTCAACGAGGAGGATCGCCATGAGTAACAAACAATCGAACCGTCTTACCATTCAGCAGAAGGAAGGACAAGGCCCAATTACCATATTCCATGCCGATGCGATTGTACATGACCACGAGGTGGGTTCCACGTCCGAAATATGCCTGAATAGACTACGCCGGGAATACCCTCAACTATCGTTCCGGCACCGCAAGGAGCTGAAGAAGGAGGAAATCAACCAAGCATTGCAGGCCGTGGACCCGTCGCTCGGACAGACGCTGTTCGTTCCCTCCGCAAGAATCATCCCAGACGGCGGACTTATCGAGGTGCAGGACGACAACGGCCATTGGCGTGTGGTCCTCGTATCCGAGGCCAAGCATCAGGGCAAGGACATCGAGAATATCAGGGCGGGCAAATTGGTCGGCAAGAACAAGGACCAAGACATCATGTCCGCCGGCAATGCCATCGAACGTGCATACAAGAACGTGAACGAGATTGCGAACTACATGCTGAGGGAGCGGCACTTTCCCTACGTGCTGTTCCTCGAAGGGTCGAACTTTCTCACGCAGGATGTTACGGTCACACGTCCAGATGGGCGACAGGTTACTCTCCGATACAATGACGGGACATTGAGCAGGCTCGATAGGCTAACAGCCGCGAACTATGGTATGCCCATCAACACGAATCTTTGCCGCAACAAGTTCGTGAAGTGCAACTCATCGACGATCATGCTACAGGCCGCGTCGATATACACGAAGGGCGAAGGTGGACACTGGGCGGATGAGGACATGATCTCCGTCATGATGGATATCGCGCATATGTCACTGAAGATGCTGGCTACCGACATATTCGATCAACTCAACTAAAAGCAGAACGGTCCATTTCGATAGCCTATGAACGCCTGCCCATGTCTCATCATTGGCAGGCGTTCCCTTTTAACCTAAATGCACACTTTGGTCTAACAGACCCAAAAAAACACCCCAACCCTTTCGGCATGTCGCCGATGGGTTGGGGTGTTAACCATTCATTTACCTCAGCGCCTGACCGGGGTAGATGGTATACGGATACCGCAGGCCGTTGCGCGCGGCGGCGCTGGCCCAGCCGGAGCCGTAGATGCTCCAGAGCGATTCGCCGGAGCGTACCACATGCCCGTAAGTGGTGTATGAGGAAGTCCGTGCCACACTTACGGCTCCCCGGTAGCAGACGCGCTGGCCGGGGTAGATGACATTAATGTTGCCGGACGGCGCGGTCCATGCGGAGGCGGGCAGTCGAGCGGAGCGCGAGGCGATGGCGCCGAGCGTATCGCCGGAGCGGACGACAACGCAGTAGGAGACGGCGGTCGGAGTCGTCGGACGGGAGGGGATGGCGGCGCCGGTCAGGCGGCGGTTCACCTCCGCCATGACGGCATCATAGTAACTGCCGAGCCGCGCCTTGCGGGCTGAGCCGTTGCCATACTCGCCGCGGATTGCCCGCGTCGCCATGTCTCCAATGGTGGCGTTCGGCGTCTGGGTCGGTGCGGGTGCGGTGGCGTGCGCGTTCGTGGTCGGCGCTCCGGTGTTCGCGTAAGAGCCAGGCACGCAGCCCCTGCGTTCGCCGCAGGCGATCTTGCCCCATGCCGTCCGGTCGCCGAAGAAGCGGTCCAGGTCGAGCGGGCCGTTGTAGCCGGCCAGCCTGCCGTTGCTCGTGTACTGGAGCATGGACTCGCCTGCGCTGCCAGCGTTCCACGGGGACGTCTGGTAGCCGGTCGCGGCGTTGGAGGCGTACTGGGCCTTCCATAGCGCGCAGTGCTGGCGGACATCGGACGGAATCTGCCAGACGGCACTAGCTTGGACGTAAACCATGGGCCAGACGGAGGTCCTGTCGTGAACGCGGTTCACGAAGGTCCGCACCCACGATCCGTTGCCCCAGGAGGCGTTGCCGTAGCCTTCCCAGTCAAGGACAAGCACGGCGCGCCCGGCGTAGCTGCCGATCGTGTTGACAAAGTGGTCAGCCTCGGAGATGGCGTCGCCGCCGTCGGCGTAGTGGTACAGGCCGAGCGCCTTGCCCGTTTCGACGGCGCCAGTGGCCTGCGCCACCCATGAGCCGCTGAGGAAGTTCGTGCCCTCCGTCGCCTTGATGATGGCGAAGTCGGCCGGCGCGGCGCGGGTGATGGATGCGGGCTGCCAGCCGGACACGTCGATGCCGTTCAGGTCGGCCATGGCGACGCCCGCCGTCATGCCGACGGCGCAGAGCGCGGCCACAGCGGACAGCACGAGGGGTTTCAGCCTTTTGCAAAAGCGCTTCATAGAAGCCTCCTTGCATACGGAAAAGCCCCGGCCGATTGGGGCTGGGGCTGGTTGTTGTTGGTGGAAATCTTTAGGCCGCGATGGTTGGGCCGTCGGGATTGGTGGGATCAATGGTCGGGCCGGAGGTGGACGCCGGAGAAGCGGTCGGCTTGCCTGTGTCGTCAAACGAGCAAGTGTAGCCGTGCTTGGTGCAGTAGTCGGTGATTTCGGCCTGCGTCATGCCATTGTCGGCCATGCGGGAAACGTACGCCTCGACGCTTTCCGACGGGTCCCGAAGGCCATCAAAAGTAAAGCAATACACTTCCCCGCCTTTGACTTCGATGCCACTATTGAAGTGAAGGACAACTCGATCTTCATACGTTCCCTTCACTCCCGCTGGCGTCATACGACTCATTTCTGAACTCGTCCCCATCATGAAGGTACTGGCAGCTAAAAGCGTGACTGCCTCCTGCCGCCTTGTTTTGCTGACTTTGAGCTCGAGGTACTTGATCTCAAAGGCGTCAGTGTTGGCCGGAAGGGTAAACCGCCCTGTCTCGTCTGGCTCCTTCTTGATTCTCCCGTCAAGGCTGATTAAAGGCTCGTATTGCGGCGATGCCGAGTAATCATCGGCGGCCTGGCCGCCTACTGATAGGACGAAAAAGCGGATCCCATCTTCGCCCCCGCCGCTCGCGTTCAGCGTCCCGTCCGCCTCCACGGTCAGCCCGTTGCCTGGCTTGACGATGCCGGCCGTGGAGGCCGTGGCGACGGCCACGGTAGCATCCTTGCCTGGTTCGCCTTGCGGGCCGGGGGCACCTTTCTCACCCTGCGGTCCGACTGGGCCGGCTGGGCCGGTGTCGCCTTTCTCGCCTTTGGGACCGGCTGGGCCGGCTGGGCCGGTGTCGCCCTTCTCACCCTTGGGGCCAGTTGGCCCGGCGGGGCCGGGGTTGCCCTTCTCGCCTTGCGGTCCGGCCGGTCCGGCCTCTCCCTTTTCGCCCTTGGGGCCTTGTGGGCCGACGGGGCCTTCCGCGCCGGCGTCGCCCTTCTCACCCTTTGGGCCTTGCGGGCCAGGCGTCTTGGCGATGGCTTCGGCGGCAGTCAGAGCCTTCTGGGCGGCTGAAGCCGATTCGGCGGCCTGCTGGGCGCTCTTGGCCGCGGCGCTGGCGTAGCTCGCGTCGTCGGGGCGTTTGGCATCCTCGGCGTCCTGTAGGTCGGCGTATTCAAGCACGGTGGTCGAGTCGGGCACGAGTACGGTGCGGACGGCTCCGTACCGTACCAGCTCGCTGATCCTCCATGCGAAGTCTGGCGTGGTCGGCGTCAGTTCGAGCCATGCCTCGCCGGCCTCGTCGAGCCTCACCTCGAGGGCGGATGGGAGGACAATATGCCGGTCGTTGGTGCTGTAGCGCTTGGTCGGCACGGCGCGGACGGCGCCGGTCGTGGCGTCGTGCTGGGTAAGACAGATATGGACAAGAGACATTTTGAAAGCCCCTTTCAGTAAGTCCAGTTGTTGGTTTGAAGCCGGTGCTCGTAGTCCTGCTGGAGCTGCTCGAGCCGGAGGTGCCCGGCGCCGTTGCCGCCGAGCTTGAGGTAAGCCGCGCCGACGTCGAGCTGGTGCTCATGCTCGGCCCGGCTCTTCGGCTCGGCGAAAAGCGTCTGGCGATCCAGCTCCAGTTGAATCTCGCGGATGGTCGGGCTGGACTCAATGGCTCGCTCGACGCGATCCTGCTCCCTGCCGCCCGCCCGTCCGAGCGCCCAGGAGACGGCGGTCTGGGCCGCCCCCGAGCCAATGACGGCGGCGGCCACGGTTGCGATCAATTCGGCGGCCATCAGCTCAGCCCGCCGATGGTCGGGCCGTCGGTGGACGGCGGGTCGACTTGGGCGGTCGGCGTCGCGGTCGGCTTGCCAGCGTCGTCGAATGAGATGGCGTATCCGGTATCCGCGAGGCGGGCGGTGATGGTCGGCTCGTCATAGCCGAGCGCCTGGAGGCTCGCCGCGCTCTTCTCGATTTCGGCCGCCTGGGTGTGGGAATTGGTGCAGTAGAACTGCACCATCAGCAGGTCCGAGGTGGCGGCGCCGAGCGGGTAGCAGACGAGCGGCGTGCTCGGCGTAATGACAAGTGAGTCTTTGTATCGGCCGTACTCGATGTATTTGACCGAGCTGCCATCGCCCTGAACATCGTCTTCGCCGGCTATGTAAACACAATCGCAGTCTTCCAAGTACGCCTTTAGGCTGTCCGCCTCTTTGGTTCCCCTAACCTCGAGCTCGAAGCTGGCGACCGTGAAGCTGTACTTGGGCATGTATTTGCTTATTCCAGACTTCTCGACGGCCGCCACGGCCGGCGAGAAGAATACGTTGCCGAAACCGTTGACGTCGATGGCCCCCGCGCCGATTGGAAAAACATCGCACTGGAATGTTTTCGTGGCATCTGAGGCGTCTTGTAGTGTGATGCGCGTCAGCCTTATCGGAATAGACGCTTCGCCAAGGCTCCAGTATCCGCCAATGCCGTAGTACGCTTTTTCGTCGCCCGTGTTGACGTAGTTAATGACGCCGATGCGCTCGTCGGGCAGTACGATGAGATCGCCGATTCTTAGTGGGTTATCGTCAGTTGGCTGTGGGGTCAGCTCGCTTTTGTAGCCATTTTTCGTCCCGACGCTTGCCTGGTAGGAACCCTGATAGATGTGCTTACCGGATGCAAGCAGGTTCGTAAGCGTGCCGAAGGCGTCCACGCTTAAGCCATTGCCAGGCCTAACCTTGCCTGCTGTGTCCGCCGTGGCGATCGGTGTACTCTCGCCGGGGTCTCCCTTATCTCCCTTATCACCCTTGTCTCCCTTGGGGCCGCCAGCCGGCCCCTGCGGGCCAGTGTCGCCCTTTTCGCCTTTTTCGCCTCGCGGGAGGGTGAAAGCCAGCATGACGTCGCCGTTCGCATCAGCTGTCTGCGAGACGGCGGCTTCGGTTCCAGTCGTGGCGGTCGCAGAGACGTTTCGGGCGCGGGGGAGCGTGAAGTTCAGCGTCACGTCACCGGCGCCGTCGGTGGATGCGCTGACGGTCGCCGCGTTCGCGTCGGTCGACTCGGCGGTCGCGTCCACATGCGGGGCGCGGGGCAGGCCGAAGTCGAAGGTGGCCTGCGTGCCGGTGCCGGTCTTGGCGACGGACGGCGGGGTCGCGGGCGTCACCTCATGGCTGGCAGCGTCGATTGACGCGCCGTCAATCAGGGCGGTTACGCGGTCGGTATTATCGGAGATGGCTTTGTCGCCCTTGGTGTTGAAGTCGGTGATGGCTCCGTTCATGGCGGCCTTGCCGTCGCGCACGGCCTGATTGAACGTGCTCTCGGCGGTAGTCGCCTTGCTGGCCGCGTCCTTGGCGATGGTCACCGCATTGTGTAGATCGCTCAGCCCGTCGTATGCCTCGCCGCCGTCGGCGTTCACCACGGGCGGCTCGACGATGACGGGGATGCGGCGGGAGCTGATGACGGTATCTTCTCCGTCGAGCAGCTCGAAGGCGAGCACGGCGTGCGTGCTCTTGAAGATGCCGCGCGGCAGCTCGAAGTAGGCGTAGCCGTAGTTGGCCGAGTCGATGCCTGCCCGGGCCGATTCGATGTATCCACCGGAAGCACTGCCGTCCGGGTTGGGGTTGTAGGCAATGCGCGGCGTGTACCCGCTCGGCCAGCCGGTGACCTTGATGACGCGGCCGGCGATGTCGCCTCCGGCCAGCCGGATGGTGGGGACCTGCGCGTTGGCGTTCTTGATGTCGATGGTGATTAGGCGATATGATTCGTCGAGGGATGCGGTCATTATGCCTCCTTGATGAATGTGCCCGTCTCCGGGTCGAATGAGTATTTCTTGCCGTCGTAAACTATTTCGGGGAGTCCGTTGCTGAGCGTGATGACGCTGGCCAACGTGGCGCCCTTATCCCAGCCGTCCGCCCCGGCGGTCACGCGGGAGACGGTCGGGGCGAGGTCGCTTTGCGTGGCGGCGGTGCTCTGCGCGAGCTCCACGGCCATGCCTGCCGTGCTTGCGGCCATGGAGCTGGAGCTTTGCGCGGTGGCGGTCAGGCTGTTCGTGGTGACGCCGAGTGTGATGGTGCTCCGGCCGGACAGCAAGTTGGTCACGCGCTTGGAGACGCGCGCCTCGGCGGCCAGCCCCAGCTGGTGATCGACGACTTGAACGGTTTCGCCCAGATAGACCGGCCCGCCTCCGAGCGCCGCCGGTTCGACGGTGTAGGACACTTTCGGCGCGATGGCGGCCGCGAGCGCGGCCTTCGTCTCGCGTAGGAGCTGGCTTGGGTCGGCGCAGTCGGCGTTCTCGTAGATGGCGTCGCGTGTGTGCGTTCCGCCGTTCGCGGTGGCGATGCCCCATGCGGCGAGCGTGGCCGCGTCCGCCTTGACGTACGGTTTTCCACCGTTGATGGCCTCGAAGGTCAGCTTGCGTGAATATCCGCCCGCGTCGGTTTCGAGGCTTTTGCCGAAGCCATACATGCAAGTGGCGATGGTGTCGGCGGTGATGGTGCGCGCGACGTTGGCTAAGTCGTAGCCGTAGTCGAATCGGCGGATGGCGGTGGTCGCGTCCGCTTCGGGGATGCTCGCCCGCCCGACGGCCTTGTACAGGCCGACATGGCCGATGGCGCGGATGATGCCGTTGGTGCTGGTGAATTCGTATGAGCGCTGGACCTCAAGTCCTGTCTGCGTGCTCAGTGCCGTCACGCTCGCCCATTCGCTCTGGTGGTAGTAGCCGATGGTGACGTTCTTGACGGCGCCCGCGTCGGCGGTGCTGTCGGCCGTGTAAACGGCGTTGGTTGCGTCGCCCTTCGCCAGCGCCTTCTCCAGGCATTGCTGGGCGGTCAGGCCGCGGCATCTCGTGTCGTACAGCATGAGCTGGTTGCCGTTCGTGGCGATGGCGTCATGGCAGACGATGGACGTGCGGGCACCGCTGGAGTCGTGCGTGATTTCCGGCGAGACGACGACGGCATCACGCCGGCGCCCTCCGTCGTCCATGTAGAGCAAGTGATCGTACTTGGCGACATCAACAGCGCCGAGCGCGGTCAGTTCGAGGGTGAAGGTACCGTCGATGGCCTCGGTCTGCTCGGCCTTGATGAGGCGCGGCTCGAAGACGAGCGGGTGTCCGGCCGCGTCGGTTCGCATGAAGGTTACCTCGGTCATGGCGCTCCTTAGATGCGGTAGGCGGGGCGGTAGCCCAGCCAGCCTCCGTCCGTGTTGGTCAGGTCGAGCCGGTTCGGGCCGCCGGGCAGTTCGAGCCAGCGGCTGTCCATGCTGATAGGAGTTTCAGTCAGGTCCTCATCCCTGTCGGTCTGCCGGTTCAGCGATGGCGCGCCGCAGTCAAAATCCCAGCCGAGCGTGTTGCCGTCCGGCGCGAGGGCGGGCTTCATGTGCGTGTCCGTGTTGTAGTGGGTGACGCCCCCCGCGGCGGTACTGCCCGCCTTGCGGGTCAGATGGACGTATGGACGCGTCGGCGCCGTGCCTTCGACGGCCACGTTGTTCTCTCCTTCGGCCAGCTTGACGATGCGCTGGGGGCCGTAGGCGTAGGGGTCGGCGTTGATGGAGATTTTCGCCTTGGCGGCCACGAGCACTCCGCCCGCCGCGTGGACGGGTGTCCATTCGGACAGGCTCATGCGCCCGTCGAAGTATAGGACGGAGTCCTCGAGCAGGCCAGAAACGCAGACGGTGGTTCCGGAGCGCTTGGCGAGCCGCAGCATGGCCTCATGGATCTGGAGCGGGTCGCCGAGCGCGGCCACGTTGATTTCGATGGTTCGGCGCTTGGCGTATGGAGCTCCGCCGAAGCCGTCCAAGTCCATGAGGTGCTCGACGGACGTGTCTACGGAGCCCGCGCGGCCGGGCACGTCCGTATACTGCGTGTCCGGTTCGGCCTTTCCGATGGTCCAGCCGTCGGACGTGACGACTAGTCCCATCTCGTGCAGGCTGGTGGGCGTGCTGTCGAAAACGACATATTCGCCCGGCCTCCAGTATGCCCATTCCTCGTCGAGGCAGACGTCGCTCTTATCGGCGGCGAGCGCGTGCTCCAGTGCGGTGCATGTCATTGCTTACAGCCCCCTGTTCATGTTCGTTCCGAGCCGGCGGTTGACGGCGCCCGCCACCATGCCTGTGTCCATGACGATGCTCGGGTTCGGCATTGTTCGGATGGCGCGCGCGACGGCCTGCTCGATCTCGTCGGCGGTCAGCGTATGGGGCGCGGTCTTATCAGCGGCGTTAAGCGTTGTGCTGAGGTCTGACGAAACGCTTAGCCGGCCGGTCTTGCTCCAGTCCGCCGTCAAGTCGGCGGACGGATCCACGTCGTCGAAGGCGTGGCTCATGTAGCTGTTCGCCTGCTCTACGACCCCCTCGACTTCGCCGAAGGAGGCGGTCAGCCCTTTGGCGAAGCCGGACATGATGGCCTCGCCGGCGGGGGTCAGTAAGACTCGGTCGTAGGAGATTGGGCCTTTGTGCTCCTTGATCCAGCCGGCAATACCGCCGACGAAGCTGGTGACCTTGCCCCATGCGGCCCTCAAGCCGCCGAGGAAACCGTTCATAATGGCTGCGCCGGCGTTGCTCAGCCAGGACCTTGCGGTGCCGAAAATGCCGATGATACGGCCGCGCACGTCATGGAAGTAGCCGGCAATCCTGCCGCCGATGCCGTTAAATGCCCCGGCGATGCGGCCGGGCACCGCCCGTACGGCGCCGACGACGTCATTCCACACGTTCTTGATGTTGTTCCCCGTATCGGAGAACCATTTTCTAATGCTGTTGAGCTTCTGATTGAAGCCGTTGCACACATTCGACCACGCGTTGCTCAGCGTGGAGCAGAAGGTCTGCCATGCAGCCCGGCCCTGGTCCGTCTGGGTGAAGAAGTAGGCCAGCGCGGCCACCACGCCCGCAATGAGTGTGGCTATCAGCACGAACGGATTGGCGGACATTACGGCATTTAGGATGCCTTGCGCCACGGCCGCCGCCTGTGCGGCGAGGCTGAAGCCTTGCAGGCCGGACGCGACGGCCGCTATGGTGGAGCCTATCTTGAATGCGGCCAGGCCGACGCCGACGCCGACGAGGGCCGATTGGACGACCGCCGCGTGTTGCGTGGCCCAGTCGGCGATGGCTTTGAGGGCGTCCGCCACAGTTTTGACGACATTCGCCGCGCCTGCCAGCGAGCCGGAAATAGTGGTCGCCAGGCCCTGGATGCCGGCGCCGTTGATAAGTCCGCTTTTTTCGGCCAGCGCTTTGATGTTGTCGACGATGGGGGAGAGGACGCCCTGCGCCGTGCCCGCGAGCCGTTGGAGGGCGTTCCACAGCGTGCCGAAGGCGTCGGCCAGCTGTTTCATGCCGGCCGAATTGGCTACGGACGAAACGAGATTTGACACTCCGTCAAAAACCTGTTTCGCACGGTTGTATATGGCGTCGAAGTGGCTGGTGACGTTTTCAGCCAGCTGGGAGGCCCCGTCCAATCCCACGGCGGCCAGCGCGCCGGAGACGATTTGCCCGACGCGGGGGAGCGCGTTTCGGAGCACCTGCACGCCCGCGTCGAAGAGCTGTCGGACGGCGGCCTTGACGTTGCCGTCCGACTTGCCGATTTCCGCCAACAGGTTGGTCCACGCGGCCTTGGCGGAGGACATGGAGCCCTCAATGGTCGACGACGCCTCGCGGGCCGTGGTACCGGCTATCTGCTGCTTCTCCTGGATTTGCTGAACGGCTTGGACTACATCGGCAAAGCTGTCGATGCTCAGATCGGACGCCTCGCCGTTCGCCTTGCCCCATTCGTTCGCGTCGGTGATGAGGCGCTCCATCTCCTCCTTGGTTCCGCCGTAGCCGAGCTTGAGGTTGTCAAGCATGCTGTAGTTCTGCTTGGCGAATCCGCTGAAAGCATTCTGTACATCCACAGCGTTGGAGCCGAAGGTGTTGACGTTATCGCTCATGGCGCGCATGGCGACGTCAGTCATGGCGGCGGCTTTCTGCGTATCGCCGCCGAGCGAGTTGATAAGCGCGGCGCTGAAGCTGGTCGCCTGCGTCATGTATTCGTTGGCGCTCATGCCGCATGTCTTGAAGGCCGCGGCCGCGTTCTTCATGACCGTATCCTGGGCGGCGTTGTTGCGCTGCCACGTGGCCGTCACTTCGGCGATGCTCTTGCCTTGCGTGGCCGCGTACTGGGACACGTCCATGCCGGCGTTGCCGTAGAGCTTCGCCACGCCGCCCGACAACTGCTCAAAATCCGAGTATGCCTGGAAGGCGTTTTTGCCGAGGTCGAGAATCTGTTTGCCGACGGCGGCCGCGCCAATTCCGGCCACGACCCTGCCGAAGGCGGCCTTGAGCTTGCCGCCCATGAGGGAGCCCGCCGTGGCGGCGGCGTTATCCGTGCCTTTCAGACCGTCGGAGACGGCGCTTTTCAGCCCTTTGACGGTGGGGACGATGTCGACCCACAGTGTTGCCAAATTAGCCATTTTGTGCCTTTATGACTAAAGCGCCGTGTCCGGCGGGCTATGGATTGGCCGAGTGCGTGACGGCCTGCAATTCGACGCGCGGCATGGCCAGATACTCGGCCAATTCGTCCTTGGACATGCCGGGGTGCTCCGCCCGCTTTTCTTGGCTGGTGGTGGCGGGAGTTGCCAGCGGGGTTGGCCTATTACGGTCCTTGGCCCCGTCCTTCGTCTTCGTCCAGCACAGCCAGCGGAGGCTGTACTCGATGGAGGACAGAAGATACGACGACGTCGGCCATGCGGCCGCCGGGTCGAGGGCCGCGGCCAGCGGGGAGCCGGGGGCGGTGCTGACGGCGACAGCGTAGGCCTCGTCAACCGTGCAGTTGCGGTAGGGGCCGGTCAGATGCAGGCCGTAGTGGAGGAGTTCGGCGGTCAGCGCGTCGGGGTGCTCCTCCGCCAGCCATACGACGGCAGCTACTCTTTTGGGGTCGTGCCGCTTTCCTTGATCCAGCCCTCAACGAGCTGAGTTAGCTGCGGGGCGTACAGGGCGTCGAGGTGGGCGTGCGCCTTCTTTGGTGCGATGGCGTACAGGGAGTCGAAGTTACCCTCGGTCAGTGCGCGGAGCTGCCCCAGGGTCAGCGTCTGCGCGTTCGGCAGGGTGGTTCTAAACCCGTCGGGGAATACGACGTTGATTCGGCCGTCGGTGGGCTTGAAGTCATTGAGGATGATGGTCATATCGCGTCCTTGTCCCGCGTCCTTATATGGAAAATCCCCGTGCCAGCCGGACGCGATAGGGGCTGGACGGGGAAGCGTTTAAATGTCCCTGAGAGCCGTTTAAACGGCTCTCTAAGGGGCTTTGGGATACTGGCCTAGTCAGTTTGCCAGTAGGCTGTCAGGCCATCTAGGAGACGACTTTGGCGATGTACTCGTAGGCCGTATTGCCTTGGTCGTCGGGGAAGGCGGTGATGGTCGGGGAGTAGGTGATAGCCTCGCCATCCTTGTATTCCACATCGTCCACGTCGGAAACCTGGCCATCTGGGATGACAATACGCTTGACGCGGTTGCCTGTCATGGCCAGCTCGAACACATACACCTTGCGGGGGGTGTCCTTCGCGTTGTGCTTGACAGTGATGGCCTCGTCGGTCTCGGTCACATTGTCGTCGCCGTACACGATGGCGAGCGTGTCCTTGGTGGTCTCCAGCAGGCCGAGCTCGAAAGTCTCGGTCAGGCTGGTGGTGACGGACAGCACGGTGTCACCGCCGAAGGCGGTGACATCCTCGGTCTTGCGATCGCGTTTGTTTTTGATGCCGTCGTCGGAGAGGTAACCGGCACTGGTGAGGGTGTCGCCAAGGGCGGAGGTCGCGTCGGTCGGGATCTCCGCGGTGCCCTTGTTGCCGAAGTACAGGCCGCCGGCGTACCGGCCGCCTTCGCCCTTCGGCTTGGCGTTGGAAACTTTAGACGAATCTGGTGCAGACATTATGCCTCCTTGGAGACGAAAGCCCTGCTATAGGCTTTATGGACCACGGCCGTGGCCGTGAGTTGGTACCGTGGCGTGGACTCGTCCAACGGATAGGCGTAGAGCGAGTCCACAGAGAAGCTGCCCACGTCGGGCAGGTCGTAGACACTTGGGAGCACCACGCAGGTCAGCGTGTCGGCCAGGCGGGCGGCCTCGACGGGCGTGGGTGCCCAGCATTGGATTGCCAGGCTTGGACGGTCGAGGAGCGCGCCGCAGGAGCCTCCGGTGCGCTCGACGGTAATGAAGCGCTTGGGGCGGTCGGCGGGCACCAGCGTGTAGCACGGACAGCCAAGCTCGCCCTGCTCGTTGAGCCATTGGACGAGCTCGCACTCGAATGGAAGCGTTTCCATATCAGCCCTTTCCGGCGTCGAGCGCCTTGAGCAAGGTGTTGTGCTTCGCACAGGAGCGGGCGGCGTAGGTATCACCCACCCAGACGGCCCCGTGGGCGCGGTCGGTGGTGATGACGTCGCCCTTGTAGTTGGATGCGCCGTACATGCCAGCGGCGGTCTGCCGGACGGCATCTATGCGGCGTTGGATGTCGGCTCGGGTGGCCGAGCCGGACAACAGCTCCTTGATGGCCGATTCGTTGAACTCGATGCGAGCCATTTAGCCCTCCGATCGCACGACGTCCACGGCGAGATTCCATGCGGTCGGCTTCATGCCGCCGTCCACGGGCATCGGGTCGCCGACGACGTGAAAGACGGCGCCGCGCACTTCGATGTCGAGGTTGCGCAGTGGCGGGCCGGAGTAGGAGCGGGGGAAACATAGCGTTGCCGAGACGGTCTGGCCGTCGGGGCGCGTATCGCCCGCGTTGGTCCCGCTGGGCGGGCCGACCAAGACGTTGTCCACGGGGATGCGAGCCGGCTTCCAGACGGGGTTATTGCCTTCGTCCACGCCCGTTTGCGTGCGTGCCAGCACTATGACCATCTCGCCTCTCATGGCCGCCTCCAGTACACGGTCGGCCGCGAGGCCGCGTCCGTGTCGGCCGCGAACGCGCGCTGGCGTCGCAGGCCGAGGCGCTTGCGCTCGGCGGACGTGAGGTAGAGGTCGCCCATGGGGTTGCTGTACGTAAAGCTCTCGCTGAAACCGCCCGCCGTCTGCTGGCTATTGGTGACACCCAGATGGTCGTCGTCCGTGGTCAGCTTGCGGATGACGGCGGCGCAGGTGATGGCCGTCAGTGTCGCCGGACGGATTGACGCGGTGTCAATGCCCGCCCGTGCGCACTCGTCGGTTATGAGGGCGGTTGCATCGTCCAGCGCGGCGGTGGCCCGCCGGCGCTCCTCCTGAGTCAGCGGAGTATGCCAGCGGGCTTCGATGTCGTCTGTCGTGGCGAACGGCTCGGGTAGCTCAGCCATGACGGACTCCCATCACTTGCCCGGGTTGGCCTTCAGCACGGCCAGCTTCTTCGCGTCGAGTACGGCGTAGGAGAAGACCAGCTCCGTGCGGTAGGCCACCTGTCCGTAGCGCTGCAAGTCGCCCGCGCCGTCCGGATCGCCGTAGGCGATGATGGAAGCGGTCAGCGGGCGGGCGATACGCCAGCGGATGGTAGTCCAGTCGCCGGCGATGGCGAGCACACCCGGGTCGGTCGCGGCAAGCTTACCGGCCACATTATTGGAGGTGACGGCGGGCACGCCTTCGAGAGAGCCGACGTTCAGGGAAAGAGGGATCTCTGGGTACAGGCGGCCGCCGTCGGTGGAACGTGCCTTGCGCAGTTTTCCGGCGAAGGTGCGGGACAGCCCGATGCCGGTGATGTCAACGTCGGCAAGCGCGTCGACCAGCGCGTCGATGTCGTTCACTGCGTTTTCGGTAGAGGTGACGGACGTCGCGCCCTTGATTAACGCCGTGTAATCGGTCAGCGCGGCTCCGTCGAGCGGGTTCACGGCGTGCAGGATGCCGTAATCCAGCGCTTCGGCTGCGGCGTCTGCTTGGTCGGCTTGGATGGCCTGGATGATTTTCAACTGGTCGTCCGCATCGGCCCACGTCAGCTCGTCAGAGACGCGCGTGGTCGTGTGGACTTTGATGAACTTACCCTCAACCGGCTTCGTGGCCACATCATGCGACTTCTTGGCCTTGCTTTCGCCCACGATTTCGGCGTGCGCGCCGCCCGTGAAATAGTTGTAGACATCGTTGTGGTAGCCGGTCAGGGCGTCGGCCGGGGAAAGGGCTGCCACGACGGAATTGTCATGCAGGCGGCTTGCGACGGCGGTGGTGACGGTGGTAGGCAGGGTGACTTTGCTGGTGTTAAGGTCAGCCATGAATACTCCTTATATAAGGTAGGTGTGCTTATCGGTTGCCGAAAAGCGCCGCGCGAATCGCTTCGGCGGACGAATCGGCAGTGGTGTGGGTTGCCGGGGTGCCGGCCGGATTGGAGAATCGCGGGGCGGCCGGGCGCTTGCTCGCCCAGTCGGCCAGGGCCTTGGCGGATGCCTTGATAGCCTCCTCCGACTCGCCCGTCAGGAGCTCGGCGGGGACGCCGGCCTCCTTCGCGGCGGCAGTCTTCCAGCCCGAGATTTCCGCGTCATGCTTGAATGACGCGAGCTGGGCCTCGGCCTCGTCGGCGCGCTTGTTGGCGGCGGCGAGCTGCTCGTCCGGCTTAGCGGCCTTGAGTTTTTCAATCTCGGCGGACAGGGATTGGACCTGCGCGTAATTCTCCTTGGAACGGGCCTCCCAGGTGCGCGAGTGCTGTACGGCCTCGTTGTACCTGCTTTCCCAGTCCGGGGTCTGTGCAGCCCCCTCGCCGGACGGCTCGGTGGTGTTTGCTTCGGCCATAATCGGCCCCCTTTCGCCCCGTGCGGGGCAGTAGTTTTCGGCCCGTGCGGGCTCTTATCGGCCCTTGTACGGGCCAAAGAATCGTTAATGGACGCGCCCGTCGGCCCCGGTGAAAAGCTCGGGGTGCTGGGCGCGGAGGACGGCGAACGTCTTGTTGAGCTTGCCGCTGGCGTCGCCAGCGTATGAGCCGACGGCATCGGAAGCCTCGGTCCACAGCGCGGCCATGCGGTCCGGGTCGTAGCCCTTGACCTTGACGGTCCCCGCCTTGAACTGCGGGACCAATTCGCATCGGTCGTTGGCGTGGGCGTGGAAGCTGCCCGAGTCGGCGGAGCGGTATACGTAGCCGCGCGAACAGAGCATGAAGCAGAACTGGCACGTCTCGCCGCCGCTGGGGACGCGGGCGTATCGAACGCTGCGGCGGTCGCGCTTGACGTTGTGCGCCACGGTGAGCTGTCCGTGGGCGTGCACGTTTCTATCGACAAGGCCGTTCAAGTAGGTCAGATACGCCTCGGGGTTATAGCCCGGGTCCTCAGGAAAGATCATGTTGGCCTTGGCGCGGATGGCCCGCACGAGGCGGGCGTCGGCGTTGGGGTCCTGCTCCCATGGCTCGACTTCGAACGAGTCGTCGAACCAACGGGAGCGGACGATCTCATACCATGTCGCGGCCGCCTGGGAATCACCAAGCCCGTATTTGTGGATAATGGCCTGGACGAGATCAATTAAGGCGTCACGACGCTGGGCGGGGTCCATGCCCTCCGTTTCGGCCCATGCCTTGCCCAGCTCGCGCTTCGCCTCGGCTATCACGGCCTGCTGGGCCTTTGACAGCGTGTCTACGTCACTGCGCGTTATCGCCGGAGTCGCCATCGGACGTGCCCTTCGCTACCAGTGCGGCCAGCAGGTCGCTTCCGGCCCGCTTATTCATGTCGGCCTTGAGTGCCTCGATTTCCGCGCCGGTCAGGCCGAGTCGGCGCAAGCCGACGGCTGAGGTCGCGTAGACTGGATTGACGCCGGCGACTTTGACGTAAGCATCGGCGCGGGCCGCGTCGCTGATTTCGCGTGTGGGCATCCATTGCGTCTTGACATCGAGGTCGGCGGGCGGTGCGGTCAGGCCATCGCGGAGGCATACGGCCATGCGCAGGAGCTCTTCGATACGTGCGCCAAATAGGCGATTCTGCCGGTCGGCGCGGTCCCTCCTTTTCGCCGGCAAAGGGACATACCCCGTGCCATACGCATTCCAACACC